GCGACGTTGTTTATTGCTGGAGCGCATCATCCGCAGGTTGTATTGTTTCGGGACTGGCACTCCAGTCGGCGGGGTTTGAGATTCGGGCGTCGGTCATGTGGCGCAAGCCCCACTTTGCAATCTCACGAGGACACTATAATTTTCAGCATGAGCCGTGCTGGTACGCGGTCAGGAAGGGCCGTCAGGCCGCGTGGATTGGCCCGGCAAACGCCTCGACGGTTTGGGATATATCGCTCGATAAGAATGTATCCTCCGACGCCGTCGACGGCGGTCACAGTACGCAGAAACCGCTCGAGTGTATGCAACGGCCGTTGTCCTATCACGAAGGCGATGTATACGATCCCTTCGTCGGTTCCGGGACGACCATAATCGCCGCGGAACGTCTGGGCCGTCGGTGCTATGCGATGGAAATCGAGCCGCGATACTGCGATGTAACAATCAAACGCTGGGAGGATTACACCGGGGAAAAGGCGGTGAAGGTTTAATGTCGGTACGGTCAAAAATGAAAACTGAGGAGCGTCGTTACCAGATGCTCGAGCTGTATAAGGGCGGGGCGACTGAACGTCAGATCGCCCAACATATGTCAATCGACAAGGCTTATGTTCATCGTCAATTAAAAAAGGCTATGAACGATCTGGCGGAACGTCACGTAGGGACGGCCGATCAAATCCGGGGGCTACAAATGGAACGATACACGACGTTACTCGCCCGGTGGTGGCCGATAGCCCTGACAGGCGATGAGGCGGCGACGAATACCGTTTTAAAGATCATGCACAGGATATCCGAGATTAACGGCGTCATACCACAGGAGCCGTTAATCACAATCGACCAGCGATCAATCCAGTTAACCCAGGGAGATGTCACATTTAATATCGAGGCGGCAAGCGGAAATGACAACACCGACGATAACATACAAGCGGCCACGGCTTTATCCTAAACAACAGGCCGCTATATTCGGCCCTGAACGCTATGCCGTGATAGAGGGATCAACAAAATGTGGGAAAACGATCGCGTGTATCGCGTGGATACTTGAAGCCGCTATGAACGGATACCGGGGCCAATCGTTCTGGTGGATCAGCCCAGTTTATCCACAGGCGAAAATAGCGTTCAGGCGGTTGAAGCGTGGATTGTCCCAGGAGCTTTACACGGCGAACGAATCGGAGTTGACGATCACGCTTTTAAACGGCGCGACGCTGGCGTTTAAGTCGGCGGAGAAGCCTGACAACTTATACGGTGAGGATGTATACGCGGCCGTGTTGGACGAAGCCTCGAGGATGCGGGAGGAGGCGTGGTTCGCGGTACGGTCAACGCTGACGGCGACGCGTGGGCCTGTGCGGATTATCGGCAACGTCAAGGGTCGGCGTAACTGGGCGTATTCGATGGCGCGTCGGGCCGAAGGCGGGGAACCGGGATGGGGCTATGCGAAGCTGACGGCAGAGGATGCCGTCGACGCTGGGATCGTCGATCGCGACGAGGTCGAACAGGCGCGACGTCAATTACCCGACGCGGTGTTCAGGGAGTTGTATTACGCTGAACCCAGCGACGACGGGGGAAACCCGTTCGGTCAGGGATCAATCCGATCCTGTGTCGGTGATATGTCCGGGCGTCCGCCTGTCGTGTACGGTGTCGACCTCGCGAAGTCGATCGACTGGACGGTCGTTATCGGCCTCGACGATCAGGGGACGGTCTGCCGTTTCGACCGTTACCAGTGGCCGTGGGAGGAAACCGTCAAACGTCTGGTCAATGAAATTGGTTTGATCCCGGCGGTTATTGATTCGACGGGCGTCGGCGACCCGATCGTCGAGCGGTTGCAGCGTGAGATATCAAACGTGCAGGGCTACAATTTCTCCCAGACATCAAAACAAAAATTGATGGAGGGACTGGCGGTCGCGATCCAGACGTCGGAGATTAAATATCCTGACGGGCCGATCGTGTCGGAATTGGAATCGTTCGCGTTCGAGTATACAAGGACGGGCGTTCGATACTCCGCCCCGGACGGCCTGCACGATGACTGTGTAATGGCCCTAGCATTGGCGGTATACGGCCAGAACGCCGCGGTAGGAGTAGGCGTATGGTAACGACTTTAATCTGTCTGTACGGCGGCCATGACGACTGCGAGGGTTGCGTCTGCGAATGTCACAGCGACCCAAAGATTTGTTCCTGGTGCGGTAATGAGCTTATTAATAAACACTACCGATGCCTGAGAGATGCCGCACCGGCGGCCGATTTTCAGACACGGTACGGCAACGCCCGCGACCGCTGGGGCGCGATGCCGAAGCATTTCGACGACGAATGGTACGGGGATGACTGATTCTCTCGAGATGCGTTGTTCCAATTGCGGAAAACTTCTCGCGGAAAAGGCCGGGGCGGGAACCGTGATCGTTTGTTCGCGCTGTAAGACGAAAAACGAATCCCCGTAATTGCTGTTATAAATACTCGTCAGGGTGTTGACACCTATATATCATCTGTTATATATTGGATGTATCAAATCACTGAGGAGAACAACAATGAGAGATATCAAAGCAGGAAAGATCATCAGGTCAGACATCGGCGACAAGGCTGAGAAGTTTACCTGGGTTCCAATGACAGAAGAACAAGCTAAAGAATCTTTCAAAAGACTAGACCACAAATTACAGAAAGAAATGTTACTAAAACAAGGTTACACATTAGAGGGAGCCAAAGAGGTATACATGGAGCGGGCGGAGAGATACCAAACACCACAGAATGCACTAGCGACCAGAGTCGCCAGAAACATTCTCGACATTTTAGAAAATTAAAACACAAACCAAATCAAACCACTGAGGAGAACAACAATGGCAAAACAAAATTGGATTATCAACAGGATCGGCGACGGGTTTTATGCCAGCCGCTACGGTACTATTCCACGCAGACACAATGCGGACGCATACGCCCCCCTGATGCCAATTACTGCAGTGGCAATTATAAAAGGGAAAGCAATTCAACAAAACGAGTGTTCGTTATGTGGCTGGACAACTCCTGCTAGACGCTATGCTATCGGCGGAAATCTAGGGCGCAGAAAACAAGCGTGGCAGAAGCATCTCGAATCAGCCCACGGCCCAGTTGGGGCGACCAGCTAAACAACCCAAATAAAACCAAACCCACCAGCACCCGCGTTGACGTAACATCGGCGCGGGTGTTATTGTTTTTGGCATTAGTGGCCGAACCCGACGAAGTGTCCGAGGCTTTGCAAGCCCGAACGTCGGAGGAGGTCACGTGCCGTTCTGGGACAACTGGATCACAAAGCAGGATCAGGAGCTGTCGACGACGGTTCCATTGAACCTTGACGTCGGACAGGCTACATACCCCGACTCCAATTATGAGAACTTTGCATCTGAGGGATACAACAAGAACGAGATCGTCCACGCTTGTATCAGGGAGCTAGCAACGGCCGCGGCTTCGCCCCGGTATTTTGTCCAAGCCCCATCGACCGACGGCGGAACGATCGAGATCGAACGCGGCTTACTCTACGACCTGACGTCGAAGCCGAATCCTTATCACGACTGGTATTCGTTCATCGAGCGGCTGGTCACGTATCTGATGGTGTCGGGCAATGCTTACGCCATCAAGGAACGCGCCCGGTCGAATCAGGTGTCGTCGCTGTATCTGCTACGGCCCGACAGGGTAACGATTGTCGCCGGCGATTACGGGGCCGACTCATACATCTATGAGGTCGGTAGCAAGCGGTACGAAATCGAAGCGGCGAATATGTGCCACCTATCTTTACCGAACCCGGCTGGCGACCTGTACGGTTTAAGCCCGTTGCAGGTTCTGGCGCGGAACGTCAATCTTGATTTGAACATGACCGATTTCGCGAAGGTATATTTCCAGAACGCGGGCGTCCCGTCCGGGCTATTGAAACTCAAAAAGCGGTTATCATCGCAGGAGGAAGCGTCGACGATTCGCTCGAGATGGCGGTCGCAGTTCGGCGGTGTCAACAACTTTCACAGGGTCGCAATACTCGACGACGACGCCGAGTATCAGCCGATGGCGAATAGCCCGAAGGATATGTCGCTGGACGGTCTGCACAACCTCACAGAATCGCGTATATGCGCGGTGTTTGGGGTTCCCGCCATTCTGGTCGGGGCGAACGTAGGTTTGCAGCGTTCGACGTTCAGTAATTACCGGGAAGCGCGTCTGGCGTTTCATTCCGAAACACTCGAGCCGCTGGTCGCACGTATCCTCAGATATTTCAACCGTAATTTATTCGACGAATACAAGGGAAACGAAACACTGTCGGTTGACTGGGCGCAGATGCGCGGGGTTCTCGACGATCAAGCCGCGGCAACCGCACAGGTCAACTCGTTATTTACCGGGGGAATAATCACGCTCAACGAAGCCCGCGAAAAGCTGGGCTTTGATGCGGTGTCCGAAGGCGCAATCAGGCGCGTCCCGTCGGCGGTAATGGAAGTCGCCGAAGGACAATCGGCAACGGTGGCAGTCGGCGAAGCCCCGGTCGAACAATCAGCCCCGCACATTATCGAGGCTAAAAAAAAACCGCGGGTCGCACCGCGTGGGCAGATTCTACGGCGCGAGATGATTAAGCAACGCGAAGAGGAGGCCGACGTTTTAGCCCGTCAGGTGCAAACACACTTCAGGGGCATCAGGAACCGCGTAGACGGCATCCTGGGACGCCATATGGAGCGCAATACCACGACCACAAAAGACTATCCATTCCAGCCGATTGATATGCTCCCGCCGATCGAGACCGGGAATATGTCAACGATACTCGAGAAGGCGTATCGGCGCGTAAGTAAACG